AGTGGCCCCCGTGGGATACCCATCTGGGCCACGAAGTCATTCAGATTTCTTGGATACAAACCCATTATGTCACCTCCCCTATGCCGTCAACGCGGCGAACGCGCAACGGTTGGCTGCCGTCGCCTGCATACGGTTGATCGGATTCGGCAACGCCACACCGACGCGCATGACCGCTCGCAATGCGATCATATCCTGCTGCGCGAGGTTGTAGACGATGTCGCCCGCGGCGTCCTGAATCACGGCTTCGGTCAGCACCTTGTAGGTGATGTCTTGCCGCATGGCATACACCATCTGCGACCAGTCACCCGAGAACATGAGAGCCGTGCCCGGAATCATACACCCGTTAAGCGGGAAGTACATCGGTGCACCGTCCAACTCATAGCGTGTCGCTTCCTGCATGGAACTCTTGAAGATCGGATTGCCGTCGGTGTCGCGCAGGTTCCTGAGTTGCCCTCGCATAGAGATGTCTGCCAGGTGAGCATTAGGGATGTACCCGTCAGCTTCAATGGACATCAGAATCCCGTCCACACCCGCGCCAGTCTCGCCCATGATCGCCTCGTACAAGTCAGTATAAGCCGCGATGGACAGCGTCGATGTCGCGGCGGTACAGACAGCCGTGAGACCAGCCGCTCCCAGGTTGACCGTCCAGCTAGCGGGGATGTTCGTCCCGTACAGCACCGCCTGGTCAAAGGCCAACCCGAAGGCCTCGACGATGGAGGGTCTGACCTCGCCCCAGATGTCATAGTCCTGGTCATCCACGACTGCTTCAGGAATGGGCACAATCACCGCCAACTCTTCGGCGTCAATGTACTTCGATTCCCAGTTGACTTCGGTGGTTCGCTTCAGTCCGGTGTCACCCGTTACAAAATAGGCGGTTGCCAATGCTGAAGTGACTGGCATCCGTCGTTGAGCGCGGCTCATATCCGGCAGCCGTCGCGCCAATTTCATCACTGCGCTAGACTCCGGAATGTGTTCCAGAATTTCCTTGCTCACATCCTCTGGAATCAACGCCGCTTTATCGGTTCTACTGATTAAACTATCGTATGGCATATTAGCCTCCTCGTCATCCTGACCGTTCTGGTCCTGAGGGTCTATAACAACCATGGCGCCCCCGCTTATCTGCCAGCCGATGTCCGGATGAACGTGTTCATGTCCTTGCCGTCACCGGCAGGCGTCGTTTTGGTTCCCTTCCCGGCATCGCCGGACGGGATCATCGTTTTAGTAGCAAACAGTTCCGGGAATTGCGTCTTTAGCGCTTCCCAGTTGACGTTGCCCCGCTTGTCGAACGCGTCCGCCTCCTGAGCCGCCATCCAGGCGAGCTTCAAGTTGGTCACGCCCTGTGTGTGGGCTTCGTCGTAAAACGCGGCTTGTAGCTCCAGTCCCTGAAGCGTGTCCGCTTGTTCGGTCAGGAGCCTCTCGGCTTCCGACCCTTTCTCCACCTTGGCCGCAGCGTCCCGCAATGCGGCCTCGTTGTCCTTGCGCTGTTGCCTCTCGCTTGACAGCGCGCTCTTGAGACCAGCCACTTCGTTGGTAAACAGTAGCTGAATGTCCTCCGGCTGCAACTTCATGAAATCCTCGAAGTTGGCCGGTGTGGTCTCTGTAGTCGTCGTAGTATCATTGTCTTTTGTGGTCTCAGTTCCGTTCGTGTCCTCTGGCATCTCGCCTCCTGGGCATCTCGCCCGATTTGTGTTGGAAATAAAAAAAACGCCAGTCCCCTGACGCTTTCGCGTTCTCGGGTCCTGGCGCTATGTACGCTCTTGTGTTATTCTGTTATTAGATTAGTGCGGCTTATCAGTCAGCCAAGCATAATCATGTGCCTCGGCAAACTCCTTTCTCAGAATCTCAATACAGTCATCACAGAACGGCCAATTGAGTGTCAGGCGTCCAAGCGGTATGTACAACTGCGACGGATCACGCTCGAACGGTATATCTATCTGCTGGTCGTGTTGATGATCATACTCTTCAATTAACGCATCACATCGCCTGCAAAATGCTTTTGTAATCATAATGTTTGCTGCTCCTTGTCATCCTTTGCACCTCTTGGCAGTGGCAAAGAGACGCGCTCCGTCTTGGTGTAATTAGTCCATATCGGGTGAATCCCCCATGAAGAAGCCAACTCTTTCAGCACCAAATAAACAAGTCGCTCCCTAACTTCGCGCATCTCTGCCGGAGACAAATCTAGCTCCAAGCTGTCAGCAACGGGAGCAGACTCCCGATAGAACGCCTTCACGAAGTCATCAACTCGTTGTTGTCTATCGCTCATGGCGATACCTCTGCCTTGAGGTCGAAGGGCGAACCATCTACCCTAGTGAGAATGTATTTCCATGTCCGCTGGCCCTTTGTCACAGTCAAGAGAGTCTCGGACTCAGGCCAAGCCTGAAATGGAGCAGGGCCGTTTTCCAATTCTATTGTCTCATCTTTAACGGTTGTAACCAAGTCAATCCCATCAACTCCGTACTGCCCGGCAAGTAACCTCACCTCTGCCATGAATGCGTCGAATTTAGTCGTTTCAGTTTTGTCGCTCATTGCGATCCTTTCCGCGCTCTGTGGCGCTTTGTATTCCAGTCCGTACTCCGTCAAGTCTATTAGCGTCTTGTGCCGACGTCGAACTATCTCTATTATAGCACGTTCTGCGTCTAAACGCAAAAGTAGATGATTCGTGTTTGGCTCAGTGATAGCGATGTAGGTCATTAGTCTTCTACAGCTTTTCCCCGCCCGCTATGTGGCGTAGTTCATCCACCGTCCAGCCGCCAACCATGTCGTTATCATCACAAGAGCATCCAATCACCTGGCCCACGTGGCTACCGTCGAATTCCCAGCCCTCAATCAATACCTCACCGTTCGGCTTGGTGGTCACTGTACCGACGCGGACGATGTCGGTTTTGACTGTCTCGTATAATGCGTTGTTGTTTATCGTCGTCTCCAACTTCTCCCCGCAATAGGGACAATACTTGATATTCCATACGTACAACTCTGTACCGGCTATATGCCATCGACCATCACCATCCCGGCGCAACGTTAGATTTTCACTTCCACAACGTGTTCGCTCCATCTCTTCGCACCGATGCACATTCTCATCCCATTCTACCGTCACTTTGGCGCCAGCCGGGATGTTAAAGTCGTAGGATAGCACATTAGACACCAAAAGAGAATACCGATTAGCACCAATATAGTTACCGTCAGTGAGTACCCCTTCAATCTTCATGTTTACCCCCTTCCTCTACCTATGAAACTGTGCGTACCATTCTGGGGATTCAGGTTCTAACCACCCTGGCTCACCGGGAAGGCAGCCGCCCCGTTGCCTAAATTCCTGTAACTCCTGCGGACTCATTCGACCCGCTACATTGAGAACCGCCCGCTCGTGTCTCTTTTTGGCAGACTCTTTCTTCATCTCTTCTGTTATCACTTTCGGTTGAAAGTACAATACTACAACCCTGCCCATCACGACGCTAACGATGATGATAGCCGCCATGCCAGCGATGATGATAACTGTGTCGCTCATGTTAGTCCCCCTTCTGTTACTATTCCTGCTCCGTTTCCACTAGAACAATATCCATTAACTCTTGCTTGTCCATCATTGCTTCACCACCACTTCCCGTCCCTTGTCGTTCTTCCCCAGACTCAGCGTCGGTACGTGTCCCCGTCGGATACATTCTGCGATAGTCCCGATGCGGTTGATGTTCTGCACCTTGCTGGTGTCCCACTCAAATATGGTATTGAAGCTGCGTTCTCGCATACACTCCATCACCACGTGGTCCCAGATTCCGGCGCACGTCACCTCGCCGGCCTTCTTGGCCTCGGCATCGTAGCCCCGCAGGATGGCGCCCAGGAAATACTGGGACGGTTTGTCAGATTTCTTCATGGTTGCTCCTCAGGCTCGAATTGGATGCCGTGGTCGCCGTCACGCTCAACCGACTGGGAACCGCCAGAGACGATGACATACACTGTGTAGCAAGTGCCAACCATAATCACGAGGCACAATACCACAGTAATGCCAAATACCGCCCAATCGTTGGTAGTCCATCTGCGTCTCTTGACACTCATGGCAATCTTTCCTTCTCTTTGGTTTCAAACTGTATGCCGTGGTCGCCGGGGTAGGGTTCGGCGTGGTCGTGCTCGCCGGTTAGGATGTCTTCGGGTATGCCGTCGGGGAAGGCGTCGCATTCTCCGAACCCCAAAAAATGCTTACACATTAAACACTGATCTGATTGTGCCATTATTTGCTCCTCAGTACCGTTGCGACCTCATCATAAGCACTCAAAATCTTTCCAGGAACAGCCCCACGTCGTCCATCAGCGATCAAAGCAGTCACCTCTGCAAACAATTCATCACTATTGGTTGCTGCGTAATGCGACACTTCATACCACCCACTGTTTGCTTTATGCCGAGATAGCGCGCTTTCCCACAATGTCCTACCATTCCAATCACTCTGCAAAATAGCATGCCCAGCCTCATGCGATGCTGCGGCCTGCAGGGGATCCACAGCATCTTCTATTGTTGACCATCTAATAGAACCCTCCCATTTTTTCAGTTTAGCCTGATTCATCTCTAGTATCATGGCACGCTTGGGATCAGCTATCGACTTTTGCAATCTTGTCATTTCTTTTTGCTTCAATTCATTGAATGCGGTGGTTTGTGCTCTCGCTCTGCCAAGTGGATCTCTGACAAAGCTTTTCTGTAATTGAATTATTGAGCCAGGCGCATCTGACAAAACAAAACATCGCCCATAGGATTTTTTCCCCGGCTTCTGAAATTCCATCGCCCGCAGCCTGATATTATAATCAGACAAAACAGTATTAACACCATTATTGATACTTGCCACTTGCTCAACTTTTAATCCAGGCATATCAATTTTATCAGTATAATTATCCATCGCCCACTCTTCCGCTTCCTGCACCGTCGCAAACTCTGGCACTTCTGGTATCACACTCACCGGCGCACCCGTCACCTTCACCCCGCTCAGCTTCCCCACCGGCGTCGGCGTCAGGCTCCGTCCCCAGGTAGGATGTTCCGAGAAGGTCACGAACTCCTTGAACGGCGTGCCGTCCTTCCACGCTTCGTACCGGGCGTTGCCCATAATCTGGCGCTGCTCGTCCTCGTCGAGGGTGTCAATCCACTCTTCGCCAGTCTG